CCACAGAGCTGGACTTGGCAGAGCGTCTTGCCACCATCCGCGCCGACCTGCATCCAGGCCAGCTTGATTTTGTAGATGACACTGCCACGCAGATCATTGGCATCAGTGCTGGCTATGGCGCCGGCAAAACCCGTGCATTGTGCGCTAAGGCGGTGATGCTGGCTGCAGCCAATCAAGGCTTCATTGGCGCGGTGATGGAGCCCACCGGCCCATTGATCCGTGACATCTGGCAAAACGACTTCGACGACTTTCTGGAGGCGTACGACATCCCGTACACCTTTCGCGCCAGCCCATTGCCGGAGTACATGCTGCACCTGCCAGGCGGTGATACCAAGATCCTGTGCCGATCCTTTGAGAACTGGTCACGCATCATTGGTTTGAACCTTGCATGGGTGTTGGCGGACGAGATCGACACCGTGACGCCATCCATTGCCAACAAGGCATTCCCAAAGATCCTTGGCCGCTTGCGGTCTGGCAATGTCCGGCAGTTTGGTGCGGCCAGCACACCAGAAGGCTTCCGTTGGATGTGGAACACATTCGGCAGCGAAGAGGCGCAAGGGCGCGAGGATCGCAAGCTGATCAAGATGCGGTCTGTAGACAACCCACACCTGCCGCCGGATTTCATCGAGCGGCTGCAGGCCAACTACGACCCGACCATGTTGCGGGCATACCTCGACGGCGATTTCGTCAACCTTGCCACCGGCACCATCTACGACCGTTTTGATCGCAGCAAGCATGTAACCAGCACGCTGCCCGACCTTGACCGCGAGCCGCTCAGGGTTGGCGTTGACTTTAACGTTGGCAACATGTCCGCCATCATTGCCGTGCGCATGGGCGACAGGTTGCTGGTCATTGATGAAATCAGCGGTGCACATGACACCGACGCCATGGCGCAGGAAGTCGTCAGGCGCTATCCGCATCGCCGCATGTACGTCTACCCCGATGCCAGCGGCGGTAACCGCAGCACCAATGCAACACGTACTGACATCCAGATCCTTGAGTCCTACGGCATGTCCAACCAGTCACCTAAGGCAAACCCTCCCGTTCGTGATCGCATCGCAGCAGTGCAAGCACTGCTTGAAAATGGCAAAGGCCAGGTCAGGCTCCAAGTGTCAGAAACTTGCAAGCGACTCATCGAATGCCTAGAGCTGCAGTGCTACACCGAGAAGGGCGACCCCGATAAAGATGCCGGCCATGACCACATGAACGACGCACTGGGCTACCTGATCTGGCGTGAGTTCAACCCACTACATGCAGGCGCTGGACGCAGCACTGGCATCAGGCTCTACTAGGTGCTACGCTCACAAGGCCCAGCAATTCCATACCAAATGCTGACCGGATCTGAACTGCTCGCTAAAGTCAAGGACCTTGGCGACCTCAACAAATCTGACCTCGTGCGTGAATGCGGTTACGTCAAAGGCGATAAGCTCTGTTTCACGCAGTTCTACGAAGCGCTGCTTGAAGCCAAAGGTGTTGAACTGAGCCCTGCCAAAAAGTTAGGTCGTAAACTCAGCCATAAAGCCAAGGTGCAATTCAACGGCAACTTGATGGTTGGTTCTGCTTATGTCGAACAGCTTGGCTTTAAGCCCGGCGCTGAATTTGAAATTAAGCTAGGTCGCAACAGCATTACGCTGACGGCTGCTTAAACTGTTCGCATCGCAGGCGGCCTAATGTATTCCGGCTATAACGCATACGACAGGCCGCTTGCACGCCGGCAGGTCACCAAGATCAATGATCCCAATACCTCGTGGTACGCCCAAGAGCCACATTGGATCTTGATTGAAGACCTGATGCAGGGCACTTACGGGATGCGCCGCAAGCATCGCCGGTACCTGCCGCAGGAACCACGGGAGCTAGATGAGTCCTACGACAACCGCCTAGCGCGTAGCGTTTGCCCGCCGTACTATCAGCGCCTTGAGCGGATGCTGGCTGGGATGCTCACCCGTAAGCCGGTGCGGTTGGATGACACCAGCGACACCATCCGTGAGCAACTGTTTGATGTAGACCTACAAGGCAATGACCTGAACGTTTGGACCTATGAAACTGCACGCAAACTCGTCCGTTATGGCCACATTGGTACATTGGTGGATGCACCATCTGATGGGGGTAGACCCTATTGGGTGACGTACACGCCACGGCAAATCCTTGGCTGGCGTACTGAATTACAAGATGGCCAGCAGCGTCTTACCCAGTTACGGCTGCTTGAATCGACCATCGTGCCTGATGGGCAATATGGCGAGAAGGCAGTGGAGCAAGTCAGGCTGCTAACACCTGGCGCGTATGAGCTGCATCAACGCGACGATCAGGGTGAGTTCCGCGTCATTGACGAAGGCACCACCAGCCTTGATCAGATCCCATTCAGCGTGGCTTATGCCAACCGGCATGGTTACCTGGAGTCGCGGCCACCGCTGGAGGATATTGCCGAGCTGAACCTGAAGACCTATCAGGTGCAATCAGACCTCGACAATCAACTCCACATCAGCGCAGTGCCGATGCTGGCGTTTTACGGGTTCCCGTCTGCTGCCGAAGAGGTATCAGCAGGCCCTGGCGAGGCCATTGCATTTCCTGCTGATGGTCGCGCTGAGTACATCGAACCCGGCGGCAGCAGCTTCGACTATCAGTTCCGCCGCCTAGAGCAACTGGCAGCGCAGATCAATGAACTTGGCCTATCGGCAGTGCTCGGCCAAAAGCTGAGTGCTGAAACCGCAGAAGCCAAGCGCATTGATCGCAGTCAAGGTGACAGCACGATGATGGTCATTGCGCAAAACGTGCAGGACATGATCGACAACTGCCTCCAATACCACGCGCAGTACCTCGGTCAAAACGAAGCTGCTGGTAGCTGTTTGGTGAACCGTGACTTCATTGGCGCACGCCTTGAACCGCAGGAAATCCAAAGCCTGCTGCAGCTTTACACTGCTGGCACCATCACCCAAGAAACGCTCCTGCAGAACTTGGCTGACGGTGAAGTGCTGGGCGATGACTTTAACGTAGAGGAGGAGCTTGAGGCAACGGCCAATGCGGGCATGGATCTACAACCTGCTGGACCTGCTAACGGACTGGATGATTCTGATGATGGAAATGATCGAACCGAAACCACCGAGGCAACAGGAGCTTGACTATCACATCTGCAAATTGCCAGATGAAATCTTGGCCATTGTGCGTGTCACGTGGTATCGAGATGGCAAAGCCGATGAGGTAGATGAAGTGGTGCTGCATGAAGATGGGCAAAATGGCTATGACGCTTTTGCAGCACTGGTGCAAACAGCATTAAAGCAATGCGCTAATGTCAGCATCCGATCTGGGTATGCACCTGAGGATCTTGGCATCTACCAATGAGCACCCCTGCCGCGCTATACCGTAATGCCATCGACTTAAACCGCTACAGCAATAGCGTGGCGCGGCGGATCATCAATGCGTATAACGACATCATCATTGATGCAGTTAATCAACTACGCACGATTGATGACCTAGCGGCACCAGTTAAAGCGGCACGGTTGCGTGGCATCTTGGCGCAACTTAAGGAGTCGCTTGGCACATGGGCTGGTGATGCAACCGAATTGACCGCAGTGGAGTTACAAGGCATTGCGCAGTTGCAGTCTGAGTTTGTGGCAGATCAGTTAGCACGTGCGCTACCTGCTGGCGCTAGGGATGCAGTACGCACTGTGGAGATCAGCCCGCAGTTTGCTCAAAGCGTGGTCACCACTGACCCCACACAATTCAATGTGGTTGCATTATCGGATGACCTATTTGCAGCAGTGCAAGGCGCACCGCAAACATTCAGCCTGACCGCTGCCCAAGGTGCCACTATTACACTGCCTAACGGTGAGGTGGTGACCAAAGCGTTTCGTGGTATTGCCGTAGATCAAGCCGAGCGGTTCAGCCAGGTGGTGCGGCAGGGCCTGCTCACTGGTGAAACTACGCCGGACATTGCCAAGCGGTTGATCGGCAGCCTTGAGCGCAGCGACGAACGGCTGGTATTTGGCGAAGCAGCAACTACAAGAGAGCAGCTTCGTGCCGCTGGGATTTTAAGAGACAGGCGTCTTGGCATTAAAAGAATTATTTCTTCTGGCGGCGAGCTAACGTCAATGGCTGACAATCAAATCGTGACCCTTGTTCGCACTAGCATCAACCAAGTAGCAAATACCGCAAGCCAACAGGTATATGAAGCAAATCAAGACATCACTAAAAAGTATCGCTATGTGGCAACATTGGACACCCGCACCAGCAGCATTTGTCGTGCATTGGATGGTAAAGAGTTTGAATATGGCAAGGGGCCAACACCACCGCAGCACTTCAACTGCCGATCAACGACAGTGCCAGTGATCGATTACGAGGGTCTAGGTTTCACGCCACCACCACCCGCTAAGCGTGCATCAACTGGCGGTCAGGTGCCAGCAGATCAAACTTATGGCCAATGGCTAGCCAAGCAGCCGCGTGACGTCAAGGCCGAAGCGCTCGGCCCCGGCAAGGTTGCATATTTCAACCGCCTTGCTGATAAGTACGGCCCAACCAATGCCATCGCCAAGCTGGTGCGTGATGACGGCTCTGAGTTAACCTTAGAACAGCTCCGCAAACGATATGGACCTGCCTAGCCTTCGGCATTTCCGCAATACCGGCATCTACAGCGACCCCGTTGAGGCGCTCGTTGGTGAGGCATGGGTGCCAGCGGTTTATACCGACAAAGGCTGGGCAACGGCTGATGGCACTAGCCTGTTGACAGGTATTCAGGAATGGCGTCATGCCGCTGAAGCGAGGCAAGTCGCAGGATGTGATCTCAGAGAACATCCGCCGCGAAATCAAGGCGGGCAAGTCGCCAAAACAAGCACAGGCAATCGCCCTCGCCAAGGCAGGAAAAAGCCGCAAGCGGAAAGCTAAGTAGCATTAGAACGTCACTGCATCAAACCAATGCCTGGTCATTACGGCGACATGAAGCCCAAGCCCATGACTTCTAAAGGCACCAAGAAAAAAGGTGGCAAGAAGAAATGAAACGCGGTGACCGTGTTAGCTGGATGTATCAAGGCGTCCGCACCTTCGGTGTTGTCACCAGCATTGGCGGTGAACGAGCAACCATCGCAACGCGTGGTGGTGGTAGCGTCACCCGCGTCGGCGCCAAGGATGATCCCATCGTGCGGATCAAATCCGAGTCAACCGGCAATGCGGTCATTAAAAAACGCTCTGAGTTAAAGTCCGCGCCACGGCGATGATCACCTATCGCGGCGAGCAATTTGAGGGTTACAACAAACCCAAACGGACGCCTAGGCATCCCAACAAATCGCACGCGGTATTAGCCAAGGAAGGTGAAACTGTCAAGCTCATCCGATTCGGCCAGCAGGGCGTGTCTGGCTCACCAGCACAAAAAGGAGAATCAACAGCAGACAAGGCCAGAAGGGCATCATTCAAAGCACGACACGCCAGCAACATAGCCAAAGGCAAGATGTCGGCTGCCTATTGGGCAAATCGTGAGAAGTGGTAACCTAGGCCTGTACTTAACCCTGCGGGTTATCCATGTCTGAAGAAAACCAAACCCAAGAGCCTGCGGCTACTGGGATTGACACCGACGCGTTGCAGCGCAGCGTTGAGGCACTTGAACGCAAAAATCAAGAGTTGATTGCTGAACTTCGGCAAGCAAAATCCAAGACTTCAAAAGTGCCGGATGGTGTCAATGTCGATGAACTGCTGGAGTTCAAGCGTCGCGCCGAGCAAGCCGAACTTGAATCCCAAGGAAAATACCAAGAAGCCCGACAGGCTCTGGAGCAACAGTTCCGTGAGGCGACGGCGCAAAAGGACCAGCGCATTGCAGAACTTGAAATCCGCGTCCGTGAACTAGAGCTGGTCACGCCAGCCGTCACCGCATTGGCGGAAATTGTCCATGACCCCGACTTGGTACTTAAGACCAAGTTGAGTGCTGAGCAGATCGAACGCGACACTGACGGCACTGTCGTCGTAGTTGATGGCTACCAGCGGACGCCTGTCACTGAATGGGCCAAGACCTTGCCGGCATGGATGCAAAAGCAGCCGCGGCCACAGGGTTCTGGCGCACCAACTAGCGGCGCATCAGCCAGTGTTCCTGCTGGCATGAAGAACCCATTCAGCCCAGATTCGTTCAATTTGACTGAGCAATCACGACTGTTTAAGACAGATCGTGATCTGTACGACCGCCTTAAAGCTGCCGCTAGCCGCTAACATATTGCCAGCCGGCTGCGCTGGTGATATAGGGCTGCGCCCAAACCGTAAACCATTTCAGGTGATCAATCATGGCGACTCTTCGCTCTGACATCATCATCCCCGAGGTTTTTACTCCTTACGTCATTGAGCAAACCACCTTCCGTGATGCCTTCCTGGCTAGCGGTGTGGTGCAGCCGATGGCTGAGTTGAATGCAACCGA